GATGCGTGTCCGAAAGATAAAGGTCCGTGATAGCAAGGGTAGATTCACGGAAAAAAACGATGCGAATATGCGTTTCGCGGCTCGTAAAATCTCCAAGGCTATCGGACGCAATGGTATCAAGGGTATCAACTATATGAGTCAAGCGTTTGATAAGGTCTTCAAGAAGCATAAAAAGGCACTTGGTCTTGCGATGCAGATAGATTTTCTCAATGAATTCCGTTTAATGAGTGATAAATACTTGAATAAGTAATGGCTATAACAATAACCGACCAACCATACGCACTCACCCCACGAGGGCAGAAGTTGATGATTATCGCATCGAGCGACAACGTAGCGAACGATGGTTTCAAATACGTAGTGAACGTGACTGACTCCGCGACGAGTAAGGTGTACACGTTCCTGCTTGCGCCATATAACGACGACTTATGTTACTATGATATGCAGAGCGTTGTCAACTTGGCAAATGAAGAAACGAGCATCGACCATACTGCGTTCACTCAACAAAATGAGCCACTCGGTAAAGGCATCAATGAGTATATCGTCGACATCAGCGAAGGATGGATAGTGGCAGGAGTATTCACTAACCAAGGCGGCAACGCATCGACTACTATCAAGTGCATCAATGCGTACTATCAAGCGACGAATGGATACAAGCCGAACGTAGATAATGGTACGGCTCCGCTTGGATTCTCTTTGACCTCTGCAAATGCGAGAGCGTGGACTGACCGATTCAATACAACCCATATCAATCGCAACAATACTCCGCTCAATATCGCGCCGAATGCGAACTATGTCTACGTTCCTGCATACGATAACGATTATGGTTTGCTATGTGGGTCAAGAACTGACCTATTGAGTACATCAACTGCAACTCGTGTGCGATTCGTGATGTATGATGTGAACAATACACTACTCGCTCAATACACGCTCAACCTATCAAGCAATGATATGTGTCACGTAGGTGTCTATCCGATGAACTTGGAAGATGGTGCGCCTGCGGTAAAGCCTTCACTCAACCCAACGTGGGCATACTACGCGGTCGTGTTCGCTGACTCGTCAAACAATCCGAAGTCGCAGACATACATATTCTATCGCGCATCGGTATATGGCAACAATGACTGCAAGTACACTCCAGTGCGCCTCGCTTGGGTCGGTTCTCGAAGCGGATGGGAGTACTTCAACTTCATCAAGAAATCAACCAAGACATATCAAATCGATCGCAAGAGATATCGTCAAGTCTTATGGAATAAAACCACTTCGATATTCACTCCATCGAGTCGCGGTCTCACCGAATTCTCCAATATCACGAAACTCAACTACAAGTTAACGAGTGATTGGATAAGTGAGGGTGAGTTCACCTATCTCAAAGGTCTTCTTGTTAGCAAGCAAGTGATGATGTTCGTCGGCACTGACCTCGTTCCCGTGGTAGTTGAAGATTCTTCTTACGTTCAGCAGACGACCGAGGATGGAAAGCTTTACAACTTGGAACTTAACATACAACTCTCAAACGATTACTGGACATAATGACTAACGATGTACAACTCATAGTGACCATAGGTGAGACAATCACCGAACCAACTACCTTCCCATCTACAAGTAGTTCCGTGGTCGATGGTCAAACGACTATCAACTTGGGGTCATTGAATCCTGCTTTTAGTTGTGCGAATCCGCAAGTGGTTATTCAAGCAGGAGCGGTCGTTAATGTTCCATCTGCTACGGGAAATTCAACCGCTAATGTTATTTCCTATGACCCGAATACCTGCACGATTGAGGTCGATACTCCTATCTATTGGAGCGGCGTTACTCCCGTTTCTTGCGATGTTATTATTGACATAACGACCGACACAACCCAAGACTACATCATCGACTTATATGAGAACGAGAGCATCTCACAGAATTGGCAATTCACGGACATCAGTAGCTTCGCATCCATCGGTGCGTTCTCGCGTGAGTTTCGCATACCTGCGAACGAGAACAACATCACTATTCTTGGAGCGTTACACGATGCAACGTATACTCCGACGACCAACTACTACACGACCAAATTACCTGCGCGAATTATGGTCGATTCATTGCCCATCAGTACGGGTCACATTCGAGTCATTAAAGCGTATCGACAACTCGATAAAATCTGCGACTTCGAAGTCTCGTTTTATGGTGACACGCCCGACATCATTCGAACTCTTGGCGCAAGCAAATTAAAAGACCTCGACTACTCCGACATCACATCCTCTTTCATTTATGAAGATGTAACCGAGAACAACATCGACCCGAACTTGCGGTATATACTTACCGATCGCGGTCAACGATGGAGTGAAGAAGGCGAAGCCAACACACGACAAGTTCTCAATCCTGATACTCCCGTTTATGCAGGTGATATGACTCCAGTGATGAATGCTGGCTATCTATTGCGCAAGATATTCAACACAGCAGGATTCGAGATTGACACGACTGCAGTCGATAGTTATATTGATGCTTATTGGATTCCGTGGATAATTAATAAGTACAATGATGGTACTGACCCGAACACGCAATACAAGTTCAATCTTGGCTTGACCAATAACATCACATCTATAACATCGGATGATGTGGTTTCACCAATGACAGCATTCATAGACTTGAATAGTGATGTGATTGGTGCGTGGTATCAAGTGCCTTTTACGGGATACTACAAGTTCAAAGTATGGGCAACGCTCCAAGATAATCCACCCGTAGTTGGGCCGAATGGAGTCATCGGAATTCAACTTCGCTCAAATTCGGTGATGGCTGATGCAGGCTCGCAACCTATCGCAGTGCAAAATTTATTTTGGAATCGCACGCTTGTACCAACCGCGAATGTTCAGTATACGACCGAGTCCATACTACTCACGCAAGGCACGTATGTCTATCAAAAAATCTTTACCGACCACGTTGGTCACGTGATTCTTGCAGACGCATTGAACAATCCTAACTATGGTACTGGATTCGAACTTGTGGAATTCAGCGGCGCACTATATGGAAATGCATTTAACGCAAACGTGAACGCTCCCGATATTAAGCAAGTCGACTACGTTCGCGACATCATCACGATGCATCAACTCGCTTTCGTACCCGACCCAAACATCCCGAAGAAAGCAATGGTTGTGCCTATGGTCGACTACATCGGAAGCGGAACGAGTGAAGACTGGACAAATAAACTCGATACTGAAAAGGACATCACGATCGCGCCAACGACCGACTATCAAAGTAGAGATATCATCTTCTCGTATAAGTCAGGCGGTGACATCGCAAATCAACTCTATCAAGCCAAGAATCGTATCTATGGTGATTATAAAATCAACGGCTACACTACCGCTGAAGGCGAAGTGCCCAACGAGTTCGCGCAAGGTGAATTAAAAGTTGAATTGACTGCGGAATCAACGCCGTGCAATTACATCAAAGGAACGGGTATTGTCGTACCGAAGTTCGTGAATGATAAAGGTGAATTCGTAGTGCCGAATTTACGCTTCTTGTTTCTTGCAGGTACGGCAGAGATTCAACTCTACGATGAACAAGCGGATGTTGTTGCTTTGACCGAGGTCTATCTCGGCAACCATTACTCGACCATCAACGCATCAGTAGCCGATTACGACCTCAACTTCGCGCCCGAAACTCCATTGCATAGCATATTATCGAATCCATATAATAACCTTTTCAACCTATTCTATCGGTCATATATGAATGAAATCTACTCGCCCGAATGTCGAGTAATGACTGCGTTCTTTAACCTTGATTTGACCGACATATTATCGTTCTCGTTTGCGAACAAGTATTACATCAAGGATTCATACTGGAGGGTTCTTTCTATCAACGACTACAAGGTCGGAATGGGTGAGACAACTCAAGTCACGCTCATCAAGTTAGTGAATCGATATGCCGATTGCGCGATGATTCCCGATGGCCAAGATGAGGATGGTATCATTCAATTCGTGGACTTCGACGGCAATCCTGTTGAAGGCACTCAACCGTGTTGTGTTCGATATGGATATTCTTGGTCAACTGAACTCAATGGATGCATTGAACTGCAAACGAGCGACGACAACCCATTCCCAACGGGCGAAGCGAAAGCAATGCTCCTTGCATCCAGTGCGCCAACGAATGCACTCACTCAACTCGCAGGTTCGAATATCGCAAAGAGCAACTCGTTCAGTGTGTTTGCAGGTAGCAACATCACAATCGAAGATGGTAATGAGCGAATGATTGCGGTAGGTGATACGATGAACGCCATCGAGACGCTTGCATCACCTGCTATGTTCGGTCGAAATGTAATGACTCGGTCGGGAGGTCTGCACATAGGTGGTGGATGGTTAGGTGATGACCGCACTATGTCGCTTGGTCAGTCGCAAATGGGTATCATTCCGCACGGAGCAGATGGCTCTTGGTCATCAAGTGGAACAAGCATTGCACTTGTTCGCGATAATCTCAAGAACACGTTTCTCAACCTCGCGGATGGCTCGTCTATGGCTTGCATTGTGGTCATAAACGTGAGCAAGGATAACATCGCAAATTGGGGTTATGGCGTGTTCTCATTTATGATTTGGAAGAGTGGAACAGCAGGAGCATCTGCGGTGAATACTATCTACACGACCAATAACTTCACAAGCTTCACGCTTGGTTTGACAATCGATACAACAACCAATACTGCAGAACATCGATTCAACGTAACCGCTACGGGTACTGGATTCCCACACAACGATGTGCGCATCATAGGTCAACTTAACTATACACAATTCAACACGTGATAAACGACAACACAATCTCACCAGTACTCGACCTCTTGAAGGCAGGAGTCGAACACAATCTCCACAATTATCAATTGCGTGGATGGCGTAAATGGACATTCCGTTCCGTTCGTTTTATGACGCGAACAATCAGCTATGTGTCGATTGCTTTGCTCCTTTTGTGGTTACTAAACAAGTTATTCAATGGCTGAAACGAAACAAGTAGCTGAATTCGCGATAGACGCATCGGGCGCACTCGTTGCACTTGATGAAACGGGCAAGAAACTCTATGTCGTTGGCGAGAATGCGAAGAATGTCAAGGGTGAGATTCGTGCCTTGCAGGAGGCTATGGCTTCGGGCAAGTTGACGGGTGACGCATTCGCACAAGCGGCATCGAAGGCGGGTGAATTGAAAGACCAAGTAAAGGATGCAAGTGAGGCGGTAAACGCAAACGCTGGCCCTGCATTCGAATCGTTCGGCAACAACGCGAGCAATCTCCAAGATAGATTGATGTCTCTCGACTTCGAAGGTGTTGGTCAGTCTGCGAAGGGTATGGCCACGACCATCAAGAACTTCTCATTCAAGTCCATCACTGATGGAATCAAAGGAGCGGTAACGGGATTCAAGGCCTTGACTACCGCGATGATGAGCAATCCCATTATCTTAATCTTGACGGGTATTGTAGCCGCAGTAGCCGCAGTAGCGGCGGCATTCTCATTCATGCAAGACTCTGCTCGTGAGGATGCAGACAACGCGAACAAAGCAATTGTAAAAGGTGCAGAAGACCGCCATCGCAGAGAGAAGAAGTTGATTGCTGAAGCAGGTAATGATGAGAAGCGTAAGTACGAGTTGAAGCGAGAGGCGGCGAAGAATGATATGAATGACACGCAACGTCAAATAGATAACTTGACGAACATTCAAAAGCGTGGTTATTCATTGAGCGAAGACCAAGAGAAACAACTCAACGACTTGCGCAAACAATACGCAGACCAACGAGTCGATTATGAAGTAATGGCTATCGAGCGTATCAACGCACTCAATGCAACTCGTGTCGATGTCGAGCGTCAGTACAATCAAATCGGCATGAACGACCGAGAGCGTCAACTCGACGACCTCAAAAATCAAATGGATGACCGATTGAAGCAACTTCGTGACCAAGGTGCGGATGAGGTTATGATTGCGAAACAAACTGCGGTCTTCGTCAATAAAGAGAATGAACTCAAGTCATCTTGGAATAAGCAAGATGCGGCTGAACACAAGGCGAATTCGGATGCAAGAAAAGCCAAGAACAAGGAAGTCTCGGATGCATCGAAGGCATATGAAGCCGATTACCAAAAAGAGGTCGAGAAGATTCGCGAAGAACTCGCCGCGAATGGAATGACCGAAAAGCAAAAAGAGCAAGCCGCACTGGATAAGTATTATGGTGACCTCGCTATCAAATACGAGAAGGACGCGAAGAAGAAACAAGAATTCGCGGAATTGCAGAAGCTTGCGCAAACGGCTCTTGATGATAAGTACAAGAAGATTGACCAAGACAAAGAGAATCAAAAGAAGGCCGAAGACTTAAAGAAGGAACAAGAGCAAGCGGATGCACTCGCAGAGGTTCAACGCAACTATCGACTCGGTGAGATGGATGATAAGGCTCGTGCGAGAGCCGAAGAGATTGACGCACTTGTAAAGTACTACGAGGAGCAACAACTCATCGTGGTTGATAATGATGAGGAGTATCAAAAACTCGCGCAACAACGCGATGAGAAACTCAAGGCACTCCAAAAGAAATACAACAAGGAAGACCTCGACGCGGAGAAGGAGAAGGCCGACAAGAAACTCGCACTTGAAAAAGAACTCGCAACCAATCGCGTTGATATGGTGCGGTCGGGACTTGGTGCGTTGAGTGACTTGAATGCTACATTCGAAGGCCAAACCGAGGCACAACGCAAGGCAAGCTTCAACCGAAACAAGGCTCTCGGAATTGCTGACGCATTAATCGCCACATATCAGTCAGCGACGAAGGCATATGCATCACAACTCGTTGTCGGTGACGTAACATCACCTGTTCGTGCATCGATCGCGGCAGGTATTGCAGTAGCGGCAGGTCTTGCGCAAGTAGCGAAAATTGCTAAAACTCAATACACCGGAAAACCATCGGGCGGCAGTGGTGGCGGTGGTGGTAGTGTTGGTGGTGGTATGCCGAGTGCAGGTGCGCCTAACACGGGAGTACCACAATTCAACCCAATTAACACAGATTTTTTAACGAATAGACCGAACCAAGTTACTCCGTCCTACGTTCTCGCAGGTGATGTTGCGAATGCATCCGAGGCGAGAAGCCGTGTGCGTGATTTGGCTCGATTATAACAATAAAAATATGGAAACAAGAAAGGTATACAAGTGCGTCATTGACGACGAAAATCGACTCGGTGTTCAGGCCATTGGTTTAGTGGAACAACCGGCTATTGAAGAGAATTGGGTCTACTTGAATGCGGTCAAATTATCCGCAGTCAACAACGAGAAACGGATGTTATATGGTGCGGCTCTCGTACCCGACAAGCAAATCTTGAGAATAGACAAGGACACGATGGAGGAGTACTACATCGTCTTTGATAAGGCCACTATCTACAAGTGCGCACATCTATATCTCAAGAAAAACCTGCAGCATGCCGCTACTATTGAACACGAATTCGCGGTTACCGGTGTCACCATGGTCGAGTCATGGATCATCGAAGACAGTGAGAAGGATAAGTCCAGTGCGATGGGCATGTCTTTACCTCAAGGTACTTGGATGATAGGCATGTATGTGGAAGACGAGTCGATATGGCAAGGCGTGAAGGAGGAGAAAATCAAAGGATTCTCGATTGAGGGCCTATTCAACAACGTGGCCGTGTCACTTTCCAAGAACTTCGAAGAGGATGCCTTTTTCCGGGACCTTGACTTGCTACTTCAAGACATGAAAAAGGGGTCTTAATTGACCCCTCATTCACGTTTTAAGTTAGGCTCACCACGTCTTCTCGACTCTTGTCTCAAGGTCAAAGATGCGGCCTACGTTCTCATTTTTACCTTGTGCCGGTAAGAACTCGGCATAGGCCAAGATGCTCGCGGAAGTGGGCAAATTTGGGTCGTATGTGAACGTCTTGGTGGTCGTGTCATAGCTATCGGCTGACCCACTCACACAAGTCACCGTGTTTGCTGCAGAAGCGGTGAACGACACGGTCTTCGTAGCTCCATACATGTCGTTTGTGTTCGGTGAATTGTAGAGTCTCCATTGGAATACGTATGATGGGCAGAACTTCCCGTATGAAGTCAACATCGTAGACAACGGTAGCGTGTTCGCAGGCACTCCATTGACGTGAAATACTCCTTTGTATTGGTTCTCCGCAGGTCGTTCGATGTCCATTCCTATGGATGTGATGAACTTTGAAGGGTCAACCTTCACGATCGGGAACTCGGTGCGTGTTAAGAGTGTGGTTTCAAGGTCCGTCCATCCACTCATTGACTTGAATAGATTCGCTTTGATGCGTACTGCTCGGCGCGAACCGGTAGTTGTACCTGATTGGGTGATGGTTTTCACTTGTTTCTGCAGAAGTATCCAAGGGTCGCTCGCACTTGTTGGTGTCCCATCACTATTGGTATAGATGAATGGGTCGCTCAAGACAATCATTTTCGACTCACTCTTGCTCAAAACGGCTTTTTGCCATGGGAAGTGATAGGTCATTCCTGCAAATGGGCCTTGAGTGATGGTCTTATCGAATGCCTCTTTGAACATAGTATACTCGTCATTCGTATCATCCCATCCAATAGGCATACAACCATAGGCGTGGATGTAGTTACTGATGAGATTAAAGGCATATGCGCCGAATGCTTGAGTTGATGACATGGTCGCGAACTCGTTTGTGGTGACCTTCTTCCCGGTACGGAAGTCATTGATCTCGGTCCATAGGATAGAGAAGGTAGTTTTCCGGTTGATTTGCCCATCGAAGACACTCATGTCACTCGGTAGGTCGAGTAGTTGCATTGCTTTAGTCGGATTCATTGGTAGTTGTTTCGGCAAATATGCGCCTTAATTCAATGCCATGGGGGAATTGTTGGTCGATTCCGTATATACGTCAAATCGCAATAAACATGAACTTCAAAGAAAGATTATTAGCGACATTTCAAAAACACAACATCGACGCGAAGTCGGTCGGCATTGCTTTAGCAGAAGAGGTAAAACTCGAAGTTGAAGGCAAGTTGATGGATGGAACAAGTGTCTTCACAAGTGCGGAGACTTTCGCAGTTGGAAGTGACGTATACACTAAAGACGAGGCAGGCAACAACGTTCCTGCAATGGCAGGTGAGTACGTTATGGAAGATGGCACTACTATCGTAGTCGGTGAAGATGGAATGGTCGCAGAAATTAAAGAACAAGAAGTGGAGACCGAGATGTCATCCGAAGACTTCTTCTCTGCTATCGACAAATTGAGTGAGCGTATCTCTGCACTTGAGGCAGATAAGGCCGCTTTGTCAACCGAACTCTCAAACGAGAAGGCTCGTGTGACTGAATTGTCGAAGGACCTAAACTCAACTAAAACAGAGTTGTCTGCAATGCGCCGCACTCCTGCCGCTCCAAGTGTAAAGGAGAAGCAAGTCGCTCTCGCTAAGACGGCTCCAGTACAAGAAAAATCGTTCAGCCAAATGACCTTGAGCGAGCGTATCATGTCGAACATCCAAAAAATTAAGAAGTAAAAAATGGCAACTACAGTAAACGTAGATAGTACCTTCTCCGGTAAGTGGGCAGGTGACTACATTCGTTCGGCTTTCCAAGCCAACGACACTCTCCAAGGCATCACTGTCAAGGAGAACATTGAATTCAAAGCGATCGTTAAGCGTCTCGCAGACGAAATTGACTTCGGTGCGGCGAACTGCTCATTCAATCCAACCGGTACGGTAGCAATCACCGAGCGTGTTTTGGAATTGAAGAAGTTCCAAGTGCAGCGTCAAATCTGCGTCAACTCATTCCTGCAAGATTGGAATGCAAAAGATGCGCAGAACGGTGAACTCGGTACTGCATTGACTGATGCTCTTATCGGTAACATCCTCGAAGGTGTGGCTGCAAAGAACGAAGAGTACGTGTGGACTGGTGATGCAACTAATACTAACCAATACGATGGCTTGTTGACCTTGATTGGTCAAGACGCAGGTGGTGACATCAACTTCGTATCTACTCCAGTAGCTATCGACTCTACTAACGTAGTAGCGAAAATCAACGCAACTATCGCAGACATGCCTGCAGCCGTTAAAGGTGCAGCAGAGAAGCCGGTATTGTACCTTTCTACTGACGTATGGGAGGCCTTCATGATTGCTTCTGCTGCAGCAGGAAACGGATGGTACACATATGGCGGTGCCGAGGTTCCAAAGTCATACCTTGGTATGTACAAATTCCACGTATGTCCGGGTCTTCCATCATCAACTATCGTGATGGCTCGTCCGACTAACTTGTGGTTCGGTACTAACTTGGTCAATGATTGGAATAACATCACTGTTGCTGACATGCGTCAGTTCGGTGAGGACAACGTTCGCTTCTCCTTGAAGTTCTTCGCAGGTGCGCAGTACGGAATCGGTAGCGAAATTGTTGCCTACTCAACTTGGTTCTAATAATAATAAACGCAGGGAGGTCTCACGGCCTCTCTGCTTAATATAATATAAATATGAGTTGTAATTTGACGCGAGGTTTTACCCTCGATTGTAATGAAGGTGTAGGTGGTGTAAAGGAAATTTACATCGCGAACTGGTCTGCATTCGCTACCGGTGTTACCTTCGACGTTGATGGATTCATCGACGACTTGCCAACTGCAACCGTTATGCCTTACCAACCAAACCGAAATACCGGTGCGGTGACTATCACGCCACAATCAAACCTTGAGAACGGCACTCTATACTACGATCAAGTAGTTGAGTTCTCTCTTGGTAAATTGGACAACGACAAGAAAAAAGAATTGGAACTCTTGTCAAAGGCGAAGGTCGCGGTGTTTGTTCGTTTATACGACGACAAAATCATGATGGTTGGCCGCACGGACGGCGCATTCTTGACTGCAGGTACTTACCAAAGTGGTAAGGCTAAAGGTGATATGAATGGCTACATGGTGACATTGACTGCACAAGAGCCGAATCAACCCGACTTCTTGCTTGCATATACGACTGAGCCATTCGATAACTTTGCATCCATCACGGTTGGCCCGACTTCGTAGTGGTTTGATAAGTGATTATGTGTATTAAAAAGGGCGAGGCATTGACTTCGCTCTTTTTATATTAAAGCAAAAATGAATATACTATTCACCAATACGTTGAATCAAACGCTTCGACTCACTCTTGATGAGGGTCGGCAGTACTTCTCGACGGCATATACTCACTATCTTCTCGTGTTGACTCACGAGGAGAACTCAACAACCGGTACGGACCTCGCACAAGTGCCGCAAATAGTCGCGGAGAATCAACGTATCACGACTTTGAACGTGACTACTGTTTGCTTAACTTTGGTCGGTCGCTATAGATACGAAGTATATGGTCAAAATTCACCAAGCAATCTCAACCCATCGGATGACTCGGTCGTCGGATTGGTCGAAATTGGTTGGCTTGACCTCGTTGATACGACCGAATACTACGAAATCCCCAATATAACAATTCAAGACGATGTCATCTACAATGGGTAACAATGCAGTGAGTATCATGCTCTCGGACTATACGCCAGTCACGGCGGTCGAGAAGGTAGATCGCGAGAACTATGTTCGCTTCGGAGTCGACAATCTCTTCCCTCAATACATTCGTGGCCTTGCAGAGACCTCACCTATACACGGTTCTCTTTGCGTTTCGATTGGTGACATGATTGCCGGGAAAGGATTGAACGCAGGAGTCAATCAAGGACGTGTAGATGCACTCGGTGTATACGATGTATACTACGCATGCTCACACGACCTCAAGAAATTTGGTGGTTTCTACGTCGAGGTCATCTACTCACGCGACTATCAAAGCATCGCGAAACTTAACCATATACCATTCGAGGAGTGCCGCATCGCGGTCGAGGGTGAAGATGAAGAGGTGACTGGAGTGTATCACTCGAATGATTGGGCGAATCCACGCAAGAAAAAGAACAAGCCGACATTCATTCCCAAGTACCAACCACTTCGTGCGCAGGTTGAGCCTCGTCAAATATATTGGTGTTTTGACCATACGAGCGGTCAAGTCTATCCTCGTCCCGACTATTGGTCCTCGGTGAACTACATCGAACTATCAAAGCAAATAGGCATCTATCACGTCAACCAAATATCGAACGGCTTGATGCCTTCGTTCATCGTGTCCATGTTCCAAGGTGCGCCTGAACCGGACACTCAAATGCGAATCAAGCGTGATTGGGAGGATAAGTTGAGCGGTGCGAAAAACGCAGGTAAGTTCATCATGACGTTCAACGAGCGTGATACACCGAAGCCTGACATCGTACCATTCCCACTATCGGATGCAGATAAGCAATATCAATTCTTGGCTGATTCCGCACGTAATGAAATCTTAATCGGTCACCGCATCACTACTCCGTTGATATTCGGAGTTCGTGGAGAAGGTACCGGATTCGGGTCCAATGTCGATGAGATGACCATCGGATTGAAGATATTCAACAATCAAGTCATCGAGCCTCGTCAACGTAAGTTGGCTACTTCATTCGAAGAAATTCTTTCGTTCGAAATGGCTGACATTGAGATCACAGTCATTCCGAACACTCCTATCGACATGCCGACTGCAGAGGTCAAGTCACAAGAAGGAGCGGTGACCGATTCGACTCAACCAAGTACTGGAGCGGCAGCGGTCGCAGACGTGAATGTCGCAGCCACGGCGTTGAATGGTGCGCTGATTGCATCACTTGTCGACATTCTTATCCAAGCCGCTACAGGTGTCCTTCCGGTAGCTTCTGCAAAAGGTGTCGTTCAAGCTTCATTTCCGACCTTATCGCAGGCGCAAATTGACTCTATCTTCACCGGCATCGTTCCGGGTAGTGTTGACCCCAATGCAGTCGCAATGGAGGCACTCAAGACGACCATGCTGGAGTTGAGTAAAAAAAAAAGTACTCGCCCCAATGCTGCTGAACTCGATGCGGTAGCCGATGATTGCGTCGCACTCGGTCACGATCTGCCCGAAGATTGGGTCCTCATTGACGAGTTTCCGGTCGAATATGATACGGATGACGACCACACGAGCGAAGTGGATGCACTCAATGCAGTCAATCTCGTGTCAACCGGTACGGCTCGACCAAATGCAACGAGCAGCCAAGACAAACGCATCGACGGACGTGTCTTCTATACACGCTATAAATACGATGGGCAAGTTTATCCGAACACTCGCGACTTCTGTCGTGCGATGCTTCGAGCAGACAAGTTATATCGCAAGGAAGACATTGAAATGATGGGGAAAAAGGTAGTGAACGCAGGATGGGGACCATATGGAGCCGACACATACTCGGTGTGGCTATGGGTCGGAGGAGGAAATTGCACTCACCGGTGGCTCAAGCAGACCTATGCAAGTGCGAAAGGATTCGGCCTCGACTTGACCAATACGGACGTCAAGACTGCATCGAACGCGATCATCAAAAAGAGTGGGTATAAGGTGCGAAATCACCCGAATATAGGCAAGCAGCCGCAGGACATGAAGTATCGAGGCTTCCTTCCTGACAATCCAGTGTGGGGTAAAAATGGTTCAGCATATAAAAACGACTAAAAATGGCAGAGGTACTATTCATCAATGACGTGTATATTAAGAAGTATACGCAAATCAATGGAGCGGTTGACCCCAACTTGCTCTATCCATCCATCTACTTGGCGCAGGATAAGTACTTACATGCCTATCTTGGGACGAATCTCTACGAGACGCTGAAGGATATGGTCGCAAACGACACGTTGAGCGGTGACTATCAAATGCTCGTTGATGATTACTGTCGTCGAATGCTCATGTGGTGGGTCGTGGTCGAGGCTATGCCTTCGCTCATGTATAAGATAGACAATGGTTCGCTTGTTCAACGTACAAGTGAGGACGTTCAAACCATCAGCGACACGGTCTTCAAGGACATGATGAATCGAGCGAAGGAGAATGCGGAGTACTACACCGGTTTATTGAACGACTACTTGTGCGCGAACTCGAATCTCTTCCCGGAATACAACGACAACGTGTGGCCGCAAAGGTGTCCGATTGGTATCAAGAAGCCATCAAGCAACTACATTTTCAGTGATGGAAATACGGCCTTATCTCGTCGCTCATCCGACCGAATCCGATACAACCAAATCCCTCTATGAGTAAACCACAACCAACCAAACCAAAGCAACAAGTCTACTTGGAGAAGTTGCGTCAATATGAATTGGAACAATTAAGAAAAGTCCGCAAAAAATGAGCGAATTTATTCACGATACACTTGGCCTATTCGGTAAGTTCTCTACTTGGATAGTGTCTATTCTCGTAGGCATCACGGCCAAGATTTCATATGAGGTCTATGTCAAGCGAACACTATCTATCCTGCAGTGGTTCGCGATCATTGGAATGTCGCTAATTAGCGGCTATATGATGAGCATATACTGTCACTCCAATGGATGGAATGCACAAGGTCAGTATCTCGTACCTATCGCGACGTTGATGGGTGAGAAGATATTCATCTACCTCATTGAGAACTACAAGAGCATCATTGCAAAATTCTTAAATTTGAAAAAATGAGCGACAAGAAGCCATTCGCCGAGACCAAGTTCGGCAAGTTCCTGAATGAAAAACTCAAGCCGGTAGCAGGAGACGTCCTCGAAGTAGTCGGCGGCTTGACTGGAGTCGAGGCCATCGAACGAGTAGGCGAGTTCCTGAATGACAAGAAGGATGAATCCAAGGCCATGAACGACCTCAATCTTGAATTCGAGAAGTACAAGCTTGATATGCAGATGGAACTCCATCGACTCGAAATTCAATCCGAACTTGATGGCTACAAAGCAGAGGTCGAAGACCGTGTAAGTGCGAGAATTCGAGAGGCCGAATGGACGAAGGCAACCGGTAAACGTGATTGGATAATGGGTGCGGTCATCATCACGGGACTCGTTTTATTGGTTGGCAGCATCGCGACCATTGTATTCGTCCAAATACCTGCAGAGAATCAACGCTTGGCTGATATGTGTTTCGGGGCGGTGATGTCTATCGGCGCATCGATATTCAGCTACTATGTCGGCTCATCACGTTCATCGAGTATCAAAGATCAACACTTAAAGGAAATCTATGCCCAGTCGCAAAATTGAAGACTGCGTTGAGCCATTGCAGGCCGCATGGCGAATCGCATCAGCGGAGTACGCGAAGACATACCCATCGGCTCCTCAAGTATTCCTGACTTGTACTTATCGGTCGAATTTAGAGCAAGCGGAATTGTATGCAAAAGGACGAACCAAGCAAGGCGTGAGGGTCACCAACATCGCAAAAAACGGGAAGCATAACTCCTATCCATCGAAGGCATTCGACATCGCATTCAAGAAGGCTGATGGCTCACTTGATTGGTCACCGAACAACTTCAAGAACTTCGCCGCAATCGTGAAAAAGACTTCTCCATTTGTGGAATGGGGCGGTGATTGGAAGTCGTTTAAAGACCTACCACATTTCCAAGTTGCGTAATGATAAATACATAGCCATCTATGAATGGTTCTACGACAACCACTTCAAGAAGGCTCAAATGCTTGAGTGGTATATGGCTCAAGAAGAGAAGAGCATGACGTTCAAAGCATTCTATGGATGCTTTCACAAGTGGAAGACACGAATGGTCAATGGACAGATGCGGAAGGCAATTAAAAAAGAAATGAATATGGCTAAAGCGACTAAACTCAAAAGCGAATTGAAGCCGTTAATCAAGCGAAAAACCGACCT